TCTATCTCCTTGATAGAATTTAATTGGGGACTCTATAGTACCACCTGACAGATATGTACTATATACTGTAGAATCTACTGCAGGAATTAATGTATCATCAGTATAGATAGCAAATTGATTAGCAGCATAGCCACTAGCCTTAACGTAGAAACTAGCGCCATTAATCTGTGTCATGCCAACTACACCAGAGAGAGACACAAAATCTCTATCAATTAATCCGTGACTGCGAGTAGCCGTTCCTGTTCCTGATCCAACACCAGTTGCATTAAATGTTGTACCTTCTGTAACACCTTTCATTGCCACTGCACCCAGTACATTAAGAACAGTGCCAGCACCGCCTGAGCCGTTGCTAATTGTAGCAGTGAAATCTGTTGACCCTGCGCCTATAGTTGGCCAAGCTGTATTACCGCCTGACAATATTGTATAGGTTTGTCCCGCTATAAAACTTCCGGCAGATACTGTACCAGTAGTAACTGTTACTACAGCAGGATCGTTTCTAGTAATATTAGTCACAGTCAATGGCAAGTATTCACTGTTAACTGTGACCACACAAGGATTAGCAGTAGTTGCATTGGTAATTCGATAATTGTAAGTACTCGAGTTAATACCAGTTCTAGTTGCTGTTCTTAATTCGTATCTACTTGTCGTGTCATCGGGATGGATAACTTCAACCTCACTGACACTATTAGGAATATATGAATATCTCTTTAAGTAAAATGAAATATCATTTTTTAAATTTTTGTTACTAAAATCATCGAATCGATAAATCTTACCTACCTGTGTCATGTTTTCAAATAACGTAACTTGATCAGGTAATTCTGTAGGATCAGCACCTTCGGATCTTAAACCATATGTACCGTTCGCATTTGATCCTGCAACTGAACGAATTTGTCCACCGTTGCTGGCAAAATATGCAGTGTGACAGTAATAGGTAAATGTAGAAACTTGTTCAGTCAAACCTGCATTGTGTGCAAGAATTCCATAACCTAAATCGTTAACCTGTGTGTAATCGTTGGCCAACATTGAACGATTGCCCGGAGTTTCTAAAATGATATCTAAGTTTCCATTACTCCACGGAGTGGTTGCGTTAAGTTCGATTACTGTAACACCAGTAGTACCATTCCAACTGACAATGTTGTCAACTTGATATCTAAATCCGGCATAGTAGAACGATGTGGGAGCAATAGGTCTACGACTAGTTAATCCACTTAAGGTTAAAAATAATCCAGAAGTGCTGGTAATTTTAGCAGTTAAACGTCCACTGAACCCATCAATAAACATACCGCCGCGGAATGCCTGTTTATTCACACTTGCACAGAAGCTAGCACTTTCCTGAACATATGGAGATTTACTACCAATTTGTCCTGCAGGATCAAGTACACACATAAATCCGCCATGACCTTGACCAGTAATGTTACTGATACGTACAGCATCATTAAACATGAACATGTCAATTTCTGTATTATTCTTTGGAGGATTATACGCAACATCAAATGCAAATGTAACACTGCCTACTAGATTAGTAATGACCGGGTCAACCCCTGCTTCTTTGGTAATAGATAGATCTCTAATCTGTGTAACAGTTCCGCGCTTTGGCGGCGATGTGGACACTGTTAGTAATACATTATCAATTATTTCTTGTGCAACTGTATTAATGTAATTAATAGCTGCAATATGTTCAACTTCAGTCAATCCGAGATTAGTGGTATAGTATTTTGATGCAGCATCTACAACATTAGCCTTGCCCCCGGCAATCAAGTCTGCAACAATCGCATCAGTAATTAGACCAGCATCTCTTGATAATAAATCTTGATTAACAGCTCCTACTCCTGGGTACACTAACATGTATTCAACTACTTCTGCTTGTATAAATTTTCTGTTAATTTGTAAAAGTTTAGCGGCGTTTACATAGGCACCAGGATTAGCGTAACTAGTGCCAACATTGTATGCAACCTGGGAGTTCTTCAAATAATGATAACCATACTTTGGACTAGAGTATGCGCCAAATGCAGATGTCAATGCTGTTAGACCTGTTGTGACTACTGTGGATATATCGTCTAGTAATCCTCCAACTTTTGCAATAGCGGCCGCCTCGGCGGTTGCTACAGATGTTATAGTTTGAGGTTCTGATGCTTGTAAAGATGCGAATGCAGTATTTGTTAGAATATAATTAACAGCAATATTTTTAAGTTGTAGTACTGCGGCAGACGTCTGTGCTTCTTGTCCTGCATTTTTAAAAATTGCACCGTTATAGTATAAACTTGCCGTGGTAAAACTTTCAGCATTGCCGCCGTATTTTACGTCAGCAATTAGTGCATCAACAATCAACCCAACATCTTGAGAAAATAGGCTGTCATTATAGGTAAATGCAGCCCATATTCCTGTGCCAATCCCAATTTGTTGATCAATCCATGCAATAACTTCTTTCTTTAGATAATCTTTGTTGAATGTTAATAATTCAACTGCATCGGGATAGTTTGTTGGCGCTAGATCTAAACCGTCAAAGCTGGTATCTCTATAAAAATAAGTTTCAATCCAAGGACTTTGGCTTGCACGATCTTTAGGACGTACAATACATCTACGGAAATCATCTCCTCGGATAGTTACGTTAGCCGGAACTCGTATTGGTAGATCTTCATAATAAATTCCACTCTCAACTCGAATAGTAACCTGTATAATGTCAATGTTAACCGGATCACCTTGATCAACTCTGGTTCCACCGTTGTCGAAAGTAATAACCACAACTCCAGTACCATAATCAATTTCCGGAGCGGAACTAACACCATCATTAAGTACATCAATTACAATGTCAAATTTACTTTCAACTGCTGATCTGCGTGTTGAATTTGGAGCAGAATAAATGCTGTGCTGTCTTGAATAAACTGATTGATAAGAAGTAGGTGGGCTTGTTTCTTGTAAGACGTAATCAGTAAGAACTTTTGCGTATTGAATACCGGCAGCAGTTTCTACTAATTGTGATCCAGAAGCGACTCTTGCACTGACATTCTTAAAATATGATTTACCAGCATTAACTGATTGATAGTTGCTGTCAGTTAGTATGTCAATAAGAACAGCATCAATAATATATCCTACATCTCTAAAACATTGCCGCCACTAAATGCAACACTTTGTACTTGACTGTTAGTTGTTTCTCCGGCAACAGTGTGAGCAATACGCTGTCTATACGGACCTGGTTCATTTTCGTAAAGCTCAATGACCTCTTCCGCCTTACGACACGCAGCACCTACTGTGGCATATGCATAGGCAAAGGCAGCACCTTCTTTACCTTCGGGCGTATTAGCCTGTGTGTCATCTCCCGAATTTGCCACAAACAAATTAAATTGGCTGGCAAAACTGGAATTATCAACATAATACTTTGTAGCTGCCTGCAGATCGTCTGCGCCGTTTGGAGTGCCTGCACCTGCAAGTGGTCCAGGGTGATCATCTAAGTACAGTGGCCCAGTCATTGTATCGCCTTGTCTGCGTACAGTACTCTTACGAGGCAATGCTTCGTTACTTAGATAATTTCCCGCAAGATTAGTATCTAAATATGCATCAACTAGTGTCTGTGTACCAGTACCGCCCGATACAGTAATTTTATCTACACCACTTCTAGCATCATCGGCACTGTAGTGTACACTTACATAGTTGTCATCAACATATTTTAAATGGTACACAGGTGTTGCAACACCGCTGCCGGATCCGGCACCTATTGCAGTAAACACAGTAGAAAGTTCGTTGTTTAATGCACCTATGCTAGTCCAAACAGTTGAGCCTACTGTATTAATTTTATAAGTTCTTCCTACAACAAAACTCCCTGCATTTACAGTTTCAGCGAGTCCTACAGCATTCGTCCCTGTAGAGTTATAGGTAAATGCAATACCATCAGAGCCAGAATCAAATCCATGGTTTGGCAGATTCATATTACCACCAATATATCCGGATATAGCTCTTGTATATTCGGATTGATTTGCAGGCTCATCTCTTACACGCAGCTGGCCAGCAGAACTGCTGCCACCGCCACTTTGAAGATATCTGCGATCCGCATAACCTTTGGTAATAACCAATGCATCTGCTGTAATAGTAGTGCCGTGTGTAGTATTGAATAATAACGCATTTTGAACACTAGGATCCGCAGCTCGACCTATAGGCAAATTCTGTGCATCTAATGGAGAACCTAACTTTGGTCTAGGATCCGAAATTACCTGGCCGCCAGACGCAGTAATAGTAACACCGTCTTCACCATTTGGATCTATAATGATACCATCGCCTGCTACGAGATCTTTAGCTAATACTTGATCTCCTAGATCATTAACGATGAATATTTGATTGCTGGTATATGTATTAGGGAAGTCATCTAAGTTTGTAGAAGAAATAAAATCCCCAGAACCAAAAACTGCGTATAAATCTCGAAAGTTTTCGTTAACTTTACGGAACGCTTCACGAATACTATCGCCAGTGCCGTCATTGCCTTGTACGCCAATATCAATTTTTTGTCTTGCCATTTTATACCTCTAAGTGATCAACGTAGTCATCTGCTACTGAAAAACTAGATCCGCAGCCGCAGGTCGTAGTTGCGTTGGGATTCGTAATTGTAAATGAACTTCCCATAAGTTCGTCTTTGTAATCTATTTCAGCACCCTGTAGATACTGCATACTCATAGCATCTACAAGCACTTTAAATTCGTCTAGAGGAATTTCAAAGTCATCTTCGTTTGTTACTTCGTCGAAGGTAAAACCATAGCTAAATCCGCTACATCCTCCCCCTTGAACAAATGTACGTAATGCTAGTTTAGGATTACCTTCTTCGTATAGAAGGTCTTTAATTTTTAATCTTGCTGAGTTGGAAATTGTTATCATATCAATATTTACCTTTTAGTTTTGTAACCCTAATGTAAATACATGATGTTCATCACAACAGAATTAGAAACTACTCAACACACTAGGACCAGCAAGCTAGGAGTAGAGCACCAATATAACCGCATTCGAACAGTAGCAGTGTTTCGTTGTGATAACTGTGGGGAAGGATTTCGTAGACTGAAAGAAAAGGTCAGTCCCAAGAGGCTGAACAACAACTAGGAAACGCACACATCTTACCGTTCTTGATCAGTTTAGAAATAACAGAGTTCATATGGCGCTGTTTATTTTTTTCTGGGCTAAGAGCAAAGATACCTGTCTTATTTTCTTTAGCAGATTGGCCGCCTTTCTTTCCACCGATACTTCCTGCTCTAGATGCATGTCCTAATTTGAAACCGCATTTACCTTCTTTGTTTGCTTTAGTAGCGGCCAACGATGCAAGACGACTTCTCTCTTCTGGGGGTATTGAATGTCTTCCAGAGATTAATAAACACGCGGCCCAATCACCTTGGGAGTAGTGTATATCATAGTGTTCCTGCCAAGTGACAAGTTTAAGATTATTAATATCATTATTAGAATGGTGTCCGTCGATATGATGAATCTCCATACCTTCTGGAATTTTTGTTCCGTGATATTGTTCGTAAATTTTTCGATGTTGTTTAGTTTCGTATTTTGCCATTGTCGTGTTCCCACGAGTATTTAGCTAAATTAGATTCTTGCACTCACTATGTCCCAGTTAATAATCTTCCATTGATTTTCTAGGTATTTCTTTTTATCACTTTGGTAGTCTAAAACCCAAGAGTGTTCCCACCAATCAACTAAAAGTACAATATCACTGCGTATTTGATGATTAACGATAGTTTTGATCTCACCGTTACGTGCTAGGTAGACCCATCCTGAGCCTTGTATGCCCATAGCTACTTTGGTAAATTTTTCTTTGAAGTTATCAAATGTCTTATGGTGCTTTTTGATAAATTCTAGAGCTGCACCTGTGGGAGCATTTGATCCTGAATATTTCTTATATTGTGGAAACAGAATGTTGTGCAAATATGCACCAGCTTCGTTAAAATCAGCATCACCTTCGCCTGCATTGTAACGATCAACGTATGTTTTAGCCAACTTACCGTAATGATAGTTTATTGTGTCCAAACTGATGCTAGGATCTAAATCTTCTCTGTGATAGGGAAGTTTAAATAATTCTAGTGTTTTTGGAGTGTTTGATTCTTGTAACATACTCCACCTAATAAAATTATAGCTCATAGTTGTATTTAGCCCGCTATTTTAGTTATAAATAAAACTCCAAGGAGGAACATAGAATGTTCAAGAAAATCGCAGAATTCTTCACAGGCAAAAAGCCAGAAGCAGCCCCAGAGGCACCATACAAAGTAGAAACAGCACCGGTTGAAGCAGCCCCTACTTCAGCAGTTGACGCAGTGGTAGTTGTTCCAGAAGCTGTAGTACCGTCAGGGATAGTTGAGCAAGCGCCAGTGACTGCACCAGTACCTTCCCCAACTAAGAAACCACGTGCTCCAGCGGCTATTAAAAAGCCACGTGCTCCTAAAGCAAAGTAAGAGCCTTAGCCTGTTCGTATAACGTACGGCTGGCTAGATTTTTACCTTTACTTTCGCACATGATATCATGTGTGTTTAAAAAGCCCAGTGCCCACTCATTTGTTGCTGTATTCCAGTAAAAATCAGAGTGTGCTCTGAGCTTTTGTTTTTTGTAGCCTTCTGATAATAGGCCTGCATGATCCGGCACAGTAGTAGTATCGTGATCGACTAGATAGTCTTCACGACTAACACTATAATGCATAGTAGGGCGTATGCCGCGCCAGCTATCCACAACACGTTTAACACGGTCATCAGTCGGCTGTATGTACTCCCCTTCTCGGATCCAATGATGGTGTACATCAAGCACAGTAGGGACAATATCACTAAGAGAAAGGCAATCATTTAAACCCCAGGCGTTTTCTTCGTTTTCAATGGTAATGCAGTTTCTTGCTTCGGGGGTAAGCTGTTTGTAGGCAGCTCGAATGCCTTCGGGACCGAGTTTACCCGAGATGTGTACGTTGATTTTAAAATCCTGGAAGGATTTACCGTAGCCCAT